TGCTTTTGGCAAATTATTTCTACCGGATGACTTTATGCGCTCGGAGACACCATTCTTCCACTATCAAGTGGCAGATGCAATAAATGATATTAGTTTAAAACAGGTAGCAGTAATATTACCTAGGGGTCATGGGAAGACAGTTCTTACGAAATGCAGTATAATGCATGATTTTTGTTTTACACAGACTCCATTATTTTATGGCTGGGTAGCAGCATCGAGTAAGATCTCAGTCCCAAACTTAGATTATATAAAATATCACTTGGAATATAATGACAAAGTGCGGTATTATTTCGGTGATTTAAAAGGGAGAAAATGGACAGAAGATGATATCGAACTTAAAAATGGTACTAAACTTATCAGTAAGTCTAACTTGTCAGGTATTCGTGGAGGTGCGAAACTACATAAGAGGTACGACCTTATTGTATTGGACGATTTTGAAGACGAGAATAATACCGTTACGCCAGAATCTAGGGCTAAAATCAATAATCTTGTTACGGCTGTTGTTTTCCCTGCCCTTGAACCTGGGACTGGTCGCCTTCGTATTAATGGCACTCCCGTTCATTATGACAGCTTCATTAATAATATCCTGGTTAGTTACGACAGGGCTCAGGTCGAAGGAAGAGATTTCAGCTGGAATGTAATCACACACAAAGCATTACAAGAGGATGGGACCCCTATATGGCCAGATTGGTTTGGCCTAAAGGAAATGGAAAGAAAGAAGAAGTTCTACTCAGATTCTGGAGCTCCTCAGAAATTCTACCAGGAATATATGATGGAAGTTCAGAGCGCAGAAGATGCAATCTTTACAAGGAGTCATATAAAATATTGGGAAGGAACTTTTGAACATGATCAAGACACAGGTGTATCGTTTCTACATACTGCTGGTGGGGATGTTAAGCCGCTTAATGTCTTCACGGGTGTTGACCCCGCTACAGATTCTACTCGTAGGGATAGTGACTTCAGTGTTTTACTTACTGTTGGTGTTGATCCAGATAATAATGTATATGTGCTTGATTATGTTCGCAAGCGTAGCCTCGCTGTTCTTGGGATCCCAGGAGAAGATAAAAAGGGAATCGTTGATCACATGTTCCAGCTTAATGACGTCTTCCACCCTAGCCTTTTCACAGTCGAAGACACTACAATGTCTAGGCCAGTTTTTCAAGCGCTTATGGCAGAAATGCGTAGACGTAACGACTTTTCGGTTAAGTACGTTGCTGAAAAACCAGGCAACAGAATGTCAAAACGTGACAGGATACAAGAAATACTTGCTCAAAGGTTTTCAATCGGTTCGATACACCTTAAGAAAGATATGTATGATCTTCAGCGAGAAATTATAACCTTTGGTCCACGAATGGGACATGATGATACAATTGATGCTCTTGCCTATGCTTGTAAGTTCGCACATCCTCCTAAGGGTGTTAAGCAAAATAAAAAGGGAGAGTATTATAAACATAAACCAACAGCTAAACATTGGGTAACAGCATGATAAAACTTATTGTATTTGCCGTCATGATAAATGGCGAGCCACAGATAGTAGAAGGAGCATTATTTAATGAATATGACTATGAGTACGCAATTGAGGCACGTAGACGCGGGGGAAAGGGTCAGAAGGGGAGAAAACGTGGGGGCAATGGTTTAAGATGAAAAGATCAACAAATTGGCAGGACAACCAAAGCTTTGATCCCTCTGATCTATATAATCAGATAAAAACTGACTATGCTGGGAAGTATGATAACTTAGATGAATCGGAAATAGATGACTACCTAGATAGAATAGCTTGGCATGAAAGTAAGGGAGAGTGGGATGCTGTACAACAGGTAAACGATAAATACGATACAGATGGTAATGTCCTGAGTACTAAAGATGGGCCAGGAAGAGGTCTATTTCAGTTCGAGGTTGGAGAGGATGGTGGTGCAGAAGTAGCTATACAAAGATTTAGAAATTATTATAAGGACGATCCACATATGTCTAAGCTAGAGATACCAAACGACTTTTCAAAGATACCACCAGATATGCAGAAGTTATTATTTATGACGAATATGATATCTATACCAAATAGAGGGGGACACAGTGAATGGTCTGGCGATATAGATGGACAGGCTGCAGCTGGTATGACAGGACCTGGTGGCCTGCCAATTGGAAGTTTAGCTCCTCATGTCCAAGCCAATCTTTCCGATGTAAAGAAAAAGGGAGATAAAGGATTAGAAGATTTTTGGATAAACTATCACTGGGCTGGATACAAGGCAGACCCAGATTCAATAGGAGATAGACGTAAGAGCTGGAAAAGAGATAATGAAGAATTTAATCAGGGAGCACTACCATAATGGCATCAAAGACAGATAAAACAGCAGATAGAGTACGAAGTTTATTTAATAGAGCTAATGGTGGCACGCGGATTAACTGGGAGAAGGTTAATCAACAAGGCTATGATTTTGCTAATGATAACCAGATGACTGCTGCTGAAAAGAAAGCACTAGAAGAACAGGGTATGCCTACATTTACCATTAATAGGATTACTCCTGTTGTGGAAATGTTAAATTTTTATTCTACTGCTAATAGCCCAAGATGGCAGGCAATAGGTACAGAAGGGTCTGATGTTGATGTGGCAGCAGTATTTTCTGATATGGCTGATTATATATGGTATAACTCAGATGGTCCAGCTATATACGGCAATACTATAAATGATGCTATTACAAAAGGTCTAGGATATATGCTAGTTACTGTAGATAAGGATGCAGATAATGGTATGGGTGAGGTTATTATAGAACAACCAGATCCTTTCGATATATATGTAGATCCAAAGGCTAGGGATCTATTGTTTAGAGATGCTTCATTTGTTTTGATTAGAAAGGTATTACCAAAAACTCATATTATGGAGTTGTTTCCAGAGTTTAAAAGCAAGATAAAGAAAGCATCAGCAAATGAAAGTCAAGATTTTGGTTGGACTGAGAAAGTTAAGGGAGCAGGACAAAAAGATTTCCATTATAAGGATATAGATGCATCAGAGGGTATAGATCCAAAGACAGGAGAGCAGGAGCAATTTTTAGAGTTATTTGAACTATGGGAGAGGAAGCATATATCTTATATCAATGTATTCTACCAGGATCAGCCAACCAAAGAACAGTTAAAGCAGATACAAGAACAAGTCCAGGTACAAATGGAAGAGCTAAAGGCTGAGAAGGATGTTGCATTACAAGAACAAATGATGCAGTTAGAACAGGCTGTTCAATCTGGTGAAATGATACAGGCTAGATATGATTTAGAGATAGAGAAATTGAAGAAGGCCAATGAAGAAGAGTTGGAGATGGCAGAGCAGCAGATGACTTCTGAACTTATTGGGCAGATACAGCAAGTTCAAAATCAGGTTGTTACAGAGAAGGAATATGATATACTCGTTAAGGATCCAAGTTTTGCTAAGATGGTTATAGAGGTAATCCCTTTCCATAAACAAAGAATGTATCAGACTTGTGTAGTGGGAGATAAAACATTATATGAAAAAGAACTGCCAGATAAGATAACACAATATCCATTAGTACCATTTTCCTTTAAGTGGACAGGAACACCTTATCCTACATCAGCAGTCTCCCCACTAGTAGGAAAGCAGAGGGAACTCAATAAAGCTCACCAAATTATGGTTCATAATGCTTCTTTAGGTTCATCTTTAAGATTTATGCATGAAGAAGGTTCTATTGATACAGATCATTGGGAGAAATACTCAAGTTCACCAGGAGCGCTCTTACCAATAAGGCCTGGCGCTAATCCTCCTACACCTATTCTACCAGCACCATTATCAACTGCATTCTTTCAGATTGTACAGGAAGGAAAGGGAGATATGGAATATCTAGCAGGTATATACTCCTCTATGCAGGGTGATGTCTCCGGACAGCATGAAACTTATAGGGGTATGCTTGCTCAAGATGAATATGGAACTAGGCGGGTAAAGGCCTGGATGAAGAATGTAATAGAGCCAGCATTAAAACAATTAGGTCTTATAGTTATGGAATACTCTCAGGCTGTATATACAGCTCATAAAGTATTTAGAATAGTACAGCCAAGTGCCTTGCAAGAACAAAGAAAGGTAGAGATCAATATTCCTATGTATAATGACCTGGGAGAGGCTATTGGCAAGTATCATGACTATGGGGCAGCTAAATTTGATATTAGGATAATAGCAGGATCTACATTACCTGTCAATAGGTGGGCATATCTTGCTGAATTAAAAGAGTTACTGCAATTCGGAGTTGTTGATGATATAGCAGTACTAGCGGAAACAGATATTAGAAATAAAGAACAAATAGCTAAAAGGAAATCACTATATGCACAGCTGTCAGGGCAAGTGGAACAACTTGGTGAGGCGATCAAAGATAAGGACGGCACGATTGAGACCCTTGAAAGACAATTGGTACAAGCTGGTATTAAGGGCAAAGTCATGGCAGCCGAGGTTGAAATCGCCAAGCAGAAAGCTGAGGTAAAGGCTGATACCAAAGATGTATATAGAGAGACAAAGGCAAAACAAAAGCTTTTACAGCAGACTATGGCTAGCAAAGCTGATGTGGAAAATACAAAACTTGGCCTCGGTGTTCAGCAGGCCATAAAAAACGCTGAACTTAATGCAAAAAAAGACTTGCAGGGTAATAATAATTCCTCGTAAGTTACAAATCAAATAATCAGGAGAGATTATGACAGAAGACAATAACACAAGTAACCCTTCGCAAGAAGGCTCTAGTGACGATTTCTTTGCAGCGCTAGAAGAAGATGTAAACAGCGCTATACAAGAAGATACATTAGAAGAAGATACCACTGAGGTAACCCCTCCAAAAAGTGAACCTGAACAGGTAACTCACGAAACGGAAGGCTCCAATACTGCTAACAGCGATGTGGACTGGGAAAAGCGTTACAAAGATTCTTCACGAGAAGCTCAAAAAATGCATACTGAGCTTTCCGGATTGAAGCCCTTTGTTCCCGTTTTAAACGCTATGAAGAACGACAGTGGACTCGTAGATCATGTACGAGGATACTTAGAGAACGGAGGTACTCCTCCTAAGTCTATAACTGAAAGTCTTGGACTTGACGATGAGTTTATCTTTGATCCAGATGAGGCGGTGAAGAATCCAGAATCGGATTCTGCTAAAGTCTTTGAACGGAGCGTAGATACTATAGTCAATGATAAGGTTAACAAAATGCTACAACATCAAAAGTCTCAGAATGATGAGGCTAATGCTGAAAGAGCAAGGACTACAGAGGAGGCAGAGTTTAAAAAGGCTCATGGTATGACAGATGATCAGTTTACATCCATGATGGATAAAGCTAATAGTCATATAATGACCTTAGACGACTTACACCTGTTAGTAAATAAGGATCAAGCACATGCGAACACAGCATCTGCAACAAAGAAGGATATGTTGACGCAGATGAAAAATGTTCGGAAAATACCTACGAGTGCAAGTGGAGCTAACAGTTCTAAGGCTAGTGACAAATCATTTGAAGACAGTGTATTTGACGCTATTCAAGGTACTGATTCGATAGATAACCTGTTCGAGTAGTAACTCTGTACTAGAGCCCTCTATTCGAACTTCAATGAAAGGAGTTTAGCTTATGGCTGACTTATTTAAACTGAGCGATTTTGAGCAAGGTGAAGCCCCCGATTCGGGTGGTGGACATGGTTCGGATTCGCTGCTAACAGGCGCGTTACGTCGGAAATACAATTTCGGTGATCGTGTGTCTGAACTCAATGTTGCACAGGACCCTTTTTTTCGGTTCCTGAGCAAGGTGAGCAAAAGACCGACTGACGACCCTGTATTCAAATATACCGAGCGCAGGCCTTCATGGCATAAGCGTTATGGCTACATCGAAAAATGGGCCGCAACTACAGCACCTAATGCGACTGCAGTTGTGACCGGTATTTGTGACGATGTAGGCGATGTATGGTTTGCAAAGATGGGTACTGATTATTCTAATCAGGGCAACTTGCAGAATATCTTAGGACGAGATACCACATATGATGTTGGTGACGGTGACACTAAACCTAACTTTTTCTTAGTTGGGCAAGTAGTTAAGTTTCCAGTAGCAAAAGCTGGTGTTAGTGACTATATTTCTGCTAGAATAGAAGCTATAGATACCACAGTTACCGCAAACTATACTGAACTGAAACTTGTAACCGTTAAAGGTTGCGATGCAGGTTCAGCATTCAAAGCCGTTCCAGCTTCAGTACAGAATGGTGACACAGCAGTTACAGAAAACGAGGAATCTCTCGCTGCCTATAAATGCTATGTTATCGGTTCTGCATATGAAGAAGGATCTGGTTATCCTGATAGCTGGAAAGACCAACCCTGGTCAACCCAGTATGGACAAACTCAGATCTGGAAAACTGCTATGGCAATGACTAATACTGCTCGTGCTACTGCACTGAAATATAGTTCCAGTGAGTGGGCACGTGTTTGGAAAGAAAACCTTATTAGTCATAAATGGGACATCGAACAGTCATTATTGTTTGGACGTCAAGAATCCACGGGTGATATTAAATATACCCAGGGTGCTGTAGATTATTGCCTTAACTTTGGCAATATCTTCGCGCTTGACGAAAATACAAAGACTGCTGATGATTTCCTAGATGATCTGTCTGGTTATATGGATCCTCGTTATGCATCACAAAGTCCGACAATTTACTTTTGTCCCACTAGTGTGTATAACTGGCTACATAAACTTGGTGGTTACTTCAAGAATAATCTGGAAGTTTCCTCTCAGTTCCGGTCAGATATGGCAATGACAGGCAAGAAGAAAGTCTTCGGTGTTGATATTAGCACATTCAGTACTCCTTATGGAGATATTAATGTTGCTCGTAACATTCACCTTGATGGAACAGACATCAAACTCTTAGGAGTTGGTATGAAAAACTGTGCCTGGAGACCTCTTAATGGTAATGGCGTTAACCGTGACACATCAATCTATGTTGGAGTCCAGACTCTGGAAAACAGCGGAATTGATCGTCGGGTTGACTTAATCTTAACTGAAGGCGGAATGGAATGGTCTATGCCAGAATCCCATGCCGTCTGGAAATAGGAGGTAGACATGGCTAAGAAACAACCGATGTATGGGTCACAAGCCTCTATTGCTAATGCTGCTATTGCTGCTGCATCCGAAGCACACGCTCTAGCAGATAGCTTTGATGACGAAGAATCAGAAGCTGCTCTTAATGCATTAGGTGCAAAGATCAACGCAATCATTGTTGCTCTTGAGAACTTCGGCATTCTTGAAAGTTAGGAGGTAGATCATGGCGATAACCAATAAAGTTAGTAAGCCGGCACTCTCGCCAGAATGGCAAGGGGCTATAACTGTTTGCGATTCAGCAACAGATGTAGCAGGAACGTCAGGTTTTACATCATGTATTGCGGGCGAAGCAGGAGCTATTAGCCTGGCAGATGGTCATTATAATGGCCAGATGGCAGTAATATATGCTGCTGATGCTTACACATACACAGTAACACCTGCTAACATCTTAGGTAATAGCTCAGCTACTGCTCTTCTATCTAAATCATGTGGAATTTTCATATGGTATAGTGATGGAACGACAAGTGGATGGGCCTGCGTCAAAGGTGCGGCTGGTGCCTAACTAACAACTACCGAAACCCCTCTCTGGTGAGATTTTCTCTCCCCAGGAGGGGGGTGGAGGTATTAGGAGATAAATGGCAAGTTTTGAAACACAAATAGAAGCTGTAACTGGACTAGATATAGATGCATCATCAAAGCCTTCCCAGGCTGATATCACTATATTCTTAAATCATAGTATACTAGATCTAGTCAACAAGTTAAAGCTAATAAATCCTAGTGGATACGCACAGATGGCAACTAAAACAGCTGTCGGTAGTGGATCCTCTGCCCTAATTGATGGGGATATTATGGCAGTATATGGATCTGAAGTCCAACTAGGAGTGGGAGTAACAGGCATTACAGTAACTAGTGCTGGAACTGGATATACTGAGATTCCAACCATTGAAATATCAGGTGGAGGTGGTAGTGGTGCTACTGCTACATGTGTACTAGATGGTAGTACAATAGATGCTACAATCACAATGACGGCAAATGGGTCAGGGTATACATCTGTTCCAATAGTAACATTTTCAGCAGGTAATGCGACTGCAACGGCAAGTCTAGAGGCAGTTACCAGCTATAGGAACCCAGCAACTGAAATAGACTTTCAACTGGGTTCTATTGCTTTAGACCCAAGTAGTATACATTATCAAAGCAAGTTTAACCCTGCATACTTCAGACAGGGTAGAAATGTATTTATTATACCGAATGGTGGAGAGGTATTACATATTGATCTTCCAACCACAGCATATGATGCAGAAGAGGTCGTATCTGTTCCTAAACAATTTCAAAGAAGTATCGTGCTGGGAGCAGCAATTAGAGCTGTAGAGAGAAACATACTCAGTATTACGGAAGATAGCACTAAACATCCACTGTATAGCTTTGATTCTATTTTTCTAACAGATACAGCAGAATCATTCGTATCAACCTTACCAGATTTACTAGCCTATCCCGAGTTTGTATGGCTAGATACACTATTATTAGAAAGGCATACAGGAGAAACACTATCAAGGACAAAGATAGATACGGAGTTTAACAACATTCTGTATACTCCTCCTGTGCTTGAGATAGTTACTCTTCCAGCTATACCTAATTTAGATTTAGGCTCACCACCAGTACCTCCTGACAATACAGATACAGACATTGGTTTCTCACAGATTCCCCCTTCATATACAATGCCAGAACAGGAGATAGAAGATTTTCCAACTATTACAGACTTTGCATTGGATGCAGGTACAACATTTCCCTCAGCAATGCATGCCCCTTCATTTACAGCCCCTACGGCTACATCAACTACTATAGGGACCTTACCGGCACCTCCAGTATATAGCCCTCCTAAATTACTAGGAGTAGTAGAGCAGTTAATGGAAGATACTATGGAAGCATCACCTGCAGCAGGATTGGGAGATGCACAAAGTATAGGTACTTTACTAGGAGCAGCATGGGAATATATACAGGCTGAAGAAGATCCAGAGCAATTTGGCTCTGTTAATCAGTTTATAGGCACTGTTGTGAATTTGTACAGTACTTCTATGCAGAGCTCTATGAATGATCTACAATCAAAGTCGGCTGAATATCAAAGTAGTGTGACTAAGGTTATGACGCAGGCCCAGAATGATCAAGCGACTGCTAATAAGCAGAATGATCTAGATTGGGGTAAGGAAATAGCCCAGTATCAAAATGAACTCACACTTCATCAGGCTGATATAGCTAGGTTTAATGCTGATGTACAACAACAGATACAGGTATGGACTCTACAGAATTTAACTTATGAGGTTGAGATATGGAATAAGAAACAGGCGGTTCACTTTACAAAGTTTGGCAATGCTATGACTAATGAGATGAACCGATATAACTCTGCTGTATCTGGATATACCAATGATTTTCAACTTGCTGTTAAAAAAGCAGATCTTAAGAACATAGATCAGGCTACAAAGTATTCTAAGTATGATAAGGACATGGCATTATATGTTCAAAGTGTTAATAACACAGTACAAGAGTTTCAGCAAAATTCTATTGCTACTACTCTAGATGTATATAAACATGACAGAGCTCAGGCATTAGCAGAGTACTCAGCTATGGGAACTCAGAATCTAAATGAATTTAACCAAGCTGTCCAAAGAACTAATATAGAGATACAAATAGCACAGGCTGATGCTGGTACCGCACAAGCGGCATTACAGGGCATTATGGCATCATCAACTGATCTAGGTAAGAATAATGAAGCTCAAAAATTACAGGCTGATATTGCTACTTTTACCAATCAGCTCAACAACTTTAGTGCGCATATGTCTAAATACAGTGCAGAAGTGGGCACTCAAAATACAGAACTTACAGCTAATATAAATAAAGTCAACCTGCGAATGACTGATGCTATGAACACATTTAATACAAAGCTGCAGACATTCCAGTTGGAAATGCAGTATAAAGAAAAGATCTTAGCTGGATTGAGGATAGATTATGCTCAGTCACTAGGGTTACAACCAAAACAAGGAGAGTAAACAATGGCAGGAAAGCAAATAGCACCAAAAACAGAAGAGGTTCCAGAAGCTGTAATGGCAAATGGAAGTGGACCACAAGAGAATTCTATTACAGATCAGATCAAGATCTTACAGGAACAAGCTCAAACACATTTAAATGCACTCGAGAATTCTAAGACTATGTATCTTAAAACTCTTGGTGCACTAGAAATGCTGCAAGGTATTGCGGCTAACAATGCTAAATAGGAGATAACAATGGCAAGTAATGTAAAATATGCTGTATCGGCCACCCCAATAGTGGAGGTTACGAACAGCGAAGCAAGCGGGACATGGTCAGCAATAGCTAAGGATGTCGGTAAAACCCTAGGTGGCAGTGGAAGTGTAACTTGTACATGGGGGGCTACAGAGGGATACTCTGCTGGTGACCCAGCACATGCAATAGCAACATCCGCTACATCACTGGGAACATTTTCAAGCATTAAGTTTGTTTTTATTAAACATAGTGGATATGAAGATGATGCTAGAGAAACGGTTACCACTTCAACTCTAGCAGTTCTTTCTGGGGGAGTAAAGTTCTGTGAATTAGGCCCTGGAGATGCAGTAGTTCTACCATTTGTTGTTGCAGCCTCTCCAGTCTTAACCGGTACTTCGTCTAGTGGCGCTATAGCCGTAGAGGTTATGGGTACTGCTTAATGAAAGTTAAGGAAGTTATGGAACTGGCTGGTGTTACTAAGACTGGTCTTGCTTTAGCCCTTATAAAGGATGCTATAACAGAGATTGAACTGCTGTCTAAAGAGAATGTAACGCAATATACTACAGACCTTACTGCTGATCAGGCTAACTATAACCTTCCCTCTAATCTTGTAGAGGTTACTGCAGTAAAGATTCTAGATCAGACATCTAGTTATTTCTGTCCTTTAACCAGAGTGATAATAGAAAACTATAAGGAGAAATAATGGCAAGTCATTCTGGAAGTAGAAGTGTAGAAGAAAGATATCAGTATTTCATAAGGGGTAGACAACTTATCATTATAGAACAGAAGAATGTGGCAGGTGTTGGTTTAAATGCAGGTGGGTCAGTACCAATCAATGATGTTTTGGCTACTGGTAACGATGCTCCCCCATATCAAGCCCCTTCTGAAACAATAACGAAGGGTTTAATGCTAGAGTATACATCTATACCAGATATGTCGGGCATGAATGACGAATCTGATGATGTACCCCTAACTGATGTTTTGGCACTTTCAGTAGTGGATTATATAAAGGGTGCTGTTGCTGAAGAGCCAGCATTAAGAGAATATTATATGGATAAATTTAACAAGAGAGTTGTTCGATATGTTGAAGGTAGGACTGGTGGATTAAGAAGAGCTCTCGGTAACGCAATGATGAGGTAAGATATGAGTGTATGGACAGATAGAAATGGTTCATCAACTACTCCTTGGAGTGTAGACGATGATGGAAATGTAACACAGGCATGGAGTTCTGATAGTTTTGAATCTATAGGAACTACTTCAGCTGCTGGTACTACCATAGGAACATATGATAGTGCTGCTGCTGCTGCAACAAGCTTACTTGGATCTAAGTATCATCTTTTTGACAATAATGAGTTCTTTTTTGGTACAGACCAGGATGTGAGGCTTTCCTTTGAATCAGATGGATCGGGAATGCTTATTAGAGTATTTCCTGCACAAGGTGAGAGTGCAACATTAATGACTCTCAGAAATGGCGAGACAGACATAATGAAATATAAGGGTGACAAGTCTATGCAGTTTTCGGAAGCTAGTTCATTACCTTCAAACCCTATAGAGGGTTCACTTATATATT